CCTGACTGAGTAGTTAGTCAGTTTGTGACAGCAAGGACGATCGACCGGTCCGTGATCTTGCCGAGGCCCCAGATGGAGTACCACGCCAGTGCGTGCTCACGACCGAAGTCGAGAACGCCACCGTCGCGCAGTTCCACCGGAAGCGAGATCGCGTGGCCGAAGGCGTTGTCGCCCAGGAACACTGCCTGGTAGACATCCGCGCCCGCGCTGTCCACGTTGGGTGCGATCTGCGTGGTCTCGATGAAGACGCAGTCATAGAGGCGACCGATCTCACCGAGCATGAAGTTGCCCGGAGCCGCGTACTTCGTGACCTCGATGAACTCGGGGTTGTCACGCAGGCGACGGCTCTGGTGGGGGTGGACGAAGGCAACGTAGGTCTCACCCAAGCGGGGGACGTTCTTGCTTGCCAGGGTCTCGACGGCATCCTTGACGGTGGCCGTGGAGAGGTGTGCGCCCTCGGCGGCGACTCCGGTACCGACAGCACCCTGGGTGTAGGGGGACCACTGAGTGATCGCACCCGACGGGGGGTTGACGTAACCGAAGACCTGCGAGGTCGCGGTGTAGAGGGTGTCGCGTGCCTGGGTGTCCAGGTACACCGCCATGTTGCGGCCGAGGAGACGCGAGGCCGAGGCCATCACATCATCGAAGGACGCATTCAGCAGCAGTTCCGACACGGCGACGGCGTAGCCGTGCTCCGAGACGGTGATGCTGAACTGCTCGGCGGTCAGCGCGTGGGTCTCCATGCGCTTGCCCTCGACCAGCGGTGAGGCGTTGTCCAGGTTCTGGTAACGCATGAAGTTGATGGTCAAACCGGGTGCGACACCCAGTTCGGTCTTCTTCACGGCGAACTGTTCCATGCGAAGGATCGGCATGGCCTGGAAGAGGATCTCCTTCGACCAGATGGTCTGGATCGACTGAGTCAGGCTCGTATTGGTGCCGGGATATGCTGTCGGGCTGCCCGACAGATTGCCGGTTCCGGTGATGGCGTTGGCCATGTTACTGGCTACCTTTCTCTCCCTCGCGGGATCGATAGATGAACGGGTTTAGATGTTTGGGGTCAGCCGAACAGTCCCTGGCTCTGACCCTGGGCCTGACGGCTCAGAAGACGTTGCCGATGTTTCGCGTATTCCTGGAGGGACATCTGCTTGATGTCCTCCGGGGTGAACTGATTGTTATCCGAAGGGTTCTCCATTGGCGAGGGCAAGGTCACCCGTGCTCCCGACACTTCCCGGCGAGTGGACTGCATAGCCTGCTGCGCCGAGTCGAAGATGCGGTCAGACCTCATCTTCAATGATTCGATGCTAGCGTCGATTTCTTCCTTTGTGCTGCCACCGACCAAATCGATCAGTTCGGGAAGAATGTTCTCCCGCTCTGCTTCCACTCGCTGAGACATGTAGGCAGTGAGGTCGGCGTACTGCCGCTCCTGCTCCAGCAGGGCCCGGTCGCGTTCTCGCTCTGCCTCGATGGCCGCGAGTCGCTCCTGCCACTCCTGCTCCTTCTTGGACAGCAGTTCACGGACATCCATGTCCTGCTCTTCGGCCTGCTTGCGGGCCTGCTCCTCGGCCTGCTCCCGTTCGGTCTCGATCTTCACCCGGTCTTCCCGCTCACGACGGAGGGTCTCGACCTCTTCCTGCATCTTGTCGAGACGGGAGTACATCTTGGACTTCTCCTGCTCCCGGACCCGACGGAGGTCTTCCTCGGTGTACGTCGGGGCGGTGGGCTCCTCTTGGGAGCGGGAGGAGAGGTCGGGGGCGGTCTCGACAGGGGCGGGCTGATCGGCCCCTACGAGGACTCCATCGGGGGTGCTCCCGACGGTGGGGAGGGCGTCGCTGGGGGCGGCCTCTGTGGCTGCAGGCATGAAGTTCTCACTCATTCTCGAATACATCCTCGGGGTTAGTTGAACAGCAGTAGACCGATAGCCCTCACGTTACTGGACGGCAGGTCGTATTCGCACCACCATCGCCCATATTCAAGTGACGCGGCGGGTCTTCGGATTGTGGCTGACTTCCAACAACCACGCCCCGCCTGCAGCGATTGCCCAGCACCCGGCGGACAGTGTCGAGACCGCGAAGAACCCGATGTCCAGGGCCAGGACGGTGGTGACACTCATCCAGACCCCAGTGGACAACAGCAGCCCGCTGACCATCGAACGGTCACTGCGGAACCAGTACCCGAAGAGGAGGAGCAGGACCGCGATGATCCCGACCCCGCCGATGATCTTGCCGGAGGTCCCATCCAGGAGTTTGCCGGAGGTCCCATCCAGGAGTTCACCGACCGTGACCCCGGTCAGGGTGGCGTAGGTGATGAGCGCGGTGGACAGACAGAGGGCGAAGGAGAAGGGCCGCATCTTACGGTTGAAGATCATCCAGGGGAGATTGCTGTCAGTCATCACCGACCACCTTCCTCTTCTTCCTCTTCCCGGTGACGCTTCTTGTCACGGGCCCGTCGGCCGGTCTCGGAGTCCTTGTCGATCCGGCGACGCTTCTCATCGGTCTCAGCGTCAGCCACCGCATCGGACTCATCCTGACGCTCGGCGGCCTCCCTGGAGGACCGACCGCCCCAGTTGTACCACCGGCCCTTGGGGAAGAAGAAGTCGATGATCCGGAGCGCGGCCACGGTGGCCGCACCGATGATCATCGCCCAGGTCTGATCGTTGTTCACTGACTCCCCCTGCCGTAAGCCTCAGGACTGTTGGAGAGGGGGGCCCTCTTCTCCGGGAGGAAGGCACCACCGGCCGCGACCATCCAGGACACCGAGAGCCAGGCCCCGTGGTCGAAGAGGCCGACATCCATGATCGCCAGTGCGGTCCGGGCTGCGAAGACGCCGACGGTCAGGAGGAGACCGGCGAGGACCAGGACGTTGGTGTTCAGCCACCACCCACCCATGAACGACACGACAGCGCAAACAGAGGCCACCAGAACAACAGTATGGGGCGGGTGGTTGAAGTAGGCGTCTGGATCATGGAGGCCGAGGGCGATCCCGAAGTTGGCGATCGTCGCCGCCAGGGCGAAGGGCTTCGCCCTCCTCCCGAACACCGACCACGGGAGGTCGGAGGAGTAGTGGTAGTGGTGGGTCATGCGTGTCTATGCCTCTCCAGGAGCCACGCACCCCATGCGACGACGAGCAAGGAGACGCTGATCCACAGGGGGAAGGAGTCCCAGCCCAGGTCCATCGCGTAGAGGGCGGCCCTGGAAGCGAACACGGCGGCGGCCAGCATCAGGCCCCAGGACAGGAAGAACCACTTCTTGAGGAGGAAGCCCAGGAGGAAGAACAGCGAGGACACCCCTGCTACCCCACCGACGATGTGGCCCCAGTGGTGCTGCTCAACGAAGACGTAGTCCGCTGCGTCCTCGCCGAAGATCCCCAGGTAGATCGCGACGGTGGATACGGCGAGCCACACGCCCAAGGTGTACGGGTGCATCGAGCGGCCCCATACGCGCCATTCCTGCGTATCCGGGTCCACTTCACTTCACCTAACTATCCGGGGAGGGGGTGCTCCGTTGCGGTGCCTTGGTGCCGTAGGCGCGGGTGAGCAGGTCGTTGCGGATCTCCTGCTCGGCCAACTGGGCCTCGGGGTCGTTGGAGATCCCCGGTCCGGTCAGGGTGTCGGGGACGCCGTCCCCGGTGAGGTCGGTCGGCATCGGGGGAGGTGCCGGGACCGGGGCGTTCTCCGGGGGGTAGGCCCCGGTCATCGCCGCGATCTCGTTGGCGATCTGGGTCTTCACCAGATCCAGGGCACCGTCGGTCTTGGCGTCCTCGATCATCTCGGCCCTGATCTCGGCCAACTTCTCGTCGGGGAACTCCTCGCCGAGGACCCGCAGTGCTCCCTCTCGGGACTCCAGGCCGAGGGACATCTTCGCCTGGATCTCGTTGAGGACGACCAGTTTGTCCAGGGGCAGCGGGGGCGGGAAGATCACCGTGGTCTGGAAGGTGATCGGGTCCTGCAGGTCCAGGACCGGGACCTGATCCGGCTCCAGCGGCATGTCCTCGGCCGGGTTCCAGACCAGGGCCTCCGGCTCATTGGTGGCCAGGGTCATCAGGATCAGTTCGTTGACCTTCTGCAGCCCGGCACCATACTGGGCGACCTTCTGGGTCCAGCGGTTCATCAGGGGCTGGAACTGGATGCTCAGGGCGACGCCGGAGGTGTTGGAGATCGGCTGGACCTGACCCAGTGCGGTCTCGGGGATGCCGATCATCTCGTGCATCGTGCGCTTCAGGGTCTCCAGGTACTGCAGGGCCCACTGCAGCCCGGAGCCGCCGCCCTCCAGGTTGAAGACGTTGGCGTCCTTGGGCAGTCCGGCCCAGACCTTCTTCGCGCCCTTCTCCAACTGACTG